TCAGCCGACCAGTTTGAGCGCCGGGGCCTTGGGCTGCTGGTAATCCTGGGGGATGAACTTGCCGTAGACCTTGAAGACCATCTGCACGTCGACGTGGCCGAGCTGCTGGGCGACGTACCAAGGGTTCTGGCCGGCGGTCAGCAGGCTGCTGGCAAAAGTGTGCCGCATCTGGTACGGGTTCCGGTATCGCACGCCAGCGCGTTTGCATAGCGGCTGCCACAGCGTCTTGCGGATCTGCGAATCTGTCTCCCAGCTCTGCCCGGTGCGAGGGTTGTGGAACACGTGCTCGCCGGCCAAGAATGAAAACTCTTTCTGGCTGGCCAGCGCGGCGAGGGCTTCTGCGCTCAGGTCGACGTCGCGCACGCCGGCTTCCGTCTTCGGCCCTTTCTCGGTCCCCGCGACCTGGTTGACATCGATGCGGACGGTGTTGCCGACCCAGTCGATCCGATTCCAGCGCAACGCGATCAGCTCGCCTGGCCGCAGGCCGGTAGCCAGGGCAAACTGGATCTGCGGCCGCTCGTCGCTGCGACAGTGCTTCAGCAGTTCGACGCGCTCGGCCTGGTCGAACGGATCGACCTCGTAGTCGCTGGCCTTGCTGGTCTGCTTCAGCAGTTTGTTCAGGGCGATGCGATCGAAGGGGTTGAAGTCGATCAGCTCGTCGTTCAAAGCGTCTTCAAAGACGGAGCGCAACGGCGTCAGCAAGTTCCGCGCGAACTTGGCGGTGACGCCCATGCCGCTGATCCAGTCGCGCAGCTTGCTGGGGGTCGCATCGCGCAGCGCGACCGTGTCCCATACTTTCATGCGCTCACTGTTGATCGCCTTGGCATATCCTTCAAGGGTGCTTGGCGACAGGGTCTGATTTTTGACCTGGTGCTCATAGACCTCAAGCTGCTTGTTGAGCAGCTGGCGCAGCATGATGCGGCGGCCGCCAACATCAAACTGCTTGGCGCGTTCGCTGTCCGGGAAATAGTCCGGGTAGTGGAAGGTGCCCTCGGCGATACGGCGCTGGATCTCGGCCCTGAGGCCGCTGGCGATATCGACCGACGTCTTGGTGATTGGGCGAGGGGGGAGCAACTCGCGGCACTCAACCCCCTTGAATGAAAACGCGAGCTGTATGCGCTGCTCGGTCTTGAAGGTGCGGATGCTTACGCCGCGAGGGCAGACGATCTCGCGCTTCGCGGGGCCTGTGCTCGCTGCTGCTGGACTGGGGCCTGACTCGGCGCCTCGCTGCTTTCCACCCATTTGTTCACCTCTTCGGGATTGATCCACAAATTGCCGTCTGGGCCAATCTTGCAGTGTAGGCCGTCAAGCCATTGCTGTTTGCGGCGCCTGGCGTGCACGGCGTCGGTAGTGTCGCCGCTGAGCTGGCAGTAGGCTGGCAGCTTGATCCAGCGCATGGGGCTTTGATAGATTTGAGTGCTCATCAGAACAACCTTTCTTGTCCGCCGGCCGCTTCGGCCTCGGCTGGGGTGGCTTTGTGGATCTCGCTGGTCATCAGCTCGTCGGGCACCTCAAAAAAGCCCAATGAGCCCTTGAACGGCCTGGGCTGCAGCGGCTTGGCGTCGCGCAAAACGAAGCCAAACGGGCCGGTGAACCAAGGGCTGTGATGGTCCTGGACGCAGTCGAAGACGGTGGCCACGCCGACGACGCAGCCCAGCGAGTACTCGACGGGCATGCGGCTGGCCAGGTGCTGGAAGTTGGCCAGCACGCTGTCGAGGCCGGCCTGGTCAAACTCCTTGCCAGCATGGATCAGCAGCTCGCCCCGGTAGTTGGTTGGCCAAGTGCGATTTTCAACAGGCTTGAAGCCGTGGGTGATGAGCCAAGCCCAGGGCTGGCGGATGGAGAGGGCTTTCATGGCTTGCCGGCCTCGATGGCTCGCAAGTTTGCACTTTCAATAGCCAGTAGATGGCGTGCCTGGTGCATCGCGTCATCCAGCGCGTTGTGCGCTGTGCCGACACGCTCGGTCTTGATGTCGTGGTGTATCGATTTGAACGTGCGGAAGCAGCGGTTGTTGAAGAACTTCCAGGGCAGGGTAATGTTCCAGCGGCGGTAGGCGCTGGCGAGGATCACGTTGTCGAAGTCGCTGCCATTGCCCCACACGCGGATCGCGTCGGACTCCAGCCCGCTTTCGCGTATCCAGGTCGAGAAGGCCACCAGCACGGTGCTGATGTGTTCGGTGTCTTGTAGCAGTGCCAGCCGAGCTGGCTCGCTTTGGCGCAGCCACCAGAGGATGGTGTCGGCGTCGACCTCGCCGCCGCTTCGTATCGAGCTGTCGAGGTCGACGACGCGATAGAAGGCGCGCCCCGTGGATAGGGACTTGATGTCGAACTCCACTGCGCCGATGGCGACGATGGCCGCATTCGGGCGGGTGGACATGGTCTCCAAGTCAATCATGACGTCATGCATGAGCAGCCCCTTCAATGCTTTTGGCCGGCAGGCCACTAGATAAGGCTTCCTTCACCCCCGCGACGGCGGCGGTTAATTCGTCGTCAGTTGCGCGATCGGCATGGGGGACTTCGGGTTCGATGCGGTCGCAGACGTCGACCAGCGTTTGCGCAGCCACGCGGAGCGCTTCCCCCGCAGTGGCGGCGCCGGCGAGAGTGGCCGTTAGGTTCGCTACCGTCACGCGGAGGGCGTGAGTCTTGGCGTTCAGGGCGCAAGGCTTCACCAGGTCTTTCATCACCCGCTCGTCGTCGCCGCACTCGCGGATGCACTCACACGTTGCTTCTTTCTTGGTTGCCCCCCCCGCCCCCCCGTGAGGGGCGATCCAGCCGAGGGAGATTTCAGTCATCGGCTGCGGGCTCATGCTGTCACCACAAAATCAGCCAAAGCCTTGCCTTGCTCCATGGCGACCTTGAGCCATTTGGGCTGCAGGCCACGGCCGCTCCATGTCTCGCCCGTGGCGGCGTTGCGGTACTTGAGGTTTGAAGCCCGCTTGGCGGTGGTGTTGGCCTGCTCGGCATGCGCTTGCACAAAGGCGGCAGTGGGGTCAGGCAGGCCGAGGCGGGCGGCTTCGTCGGCGCGGACCTGCGTGTAGGCGTCGTCGCCGGCTTGCTGGTCGAGCAGTATCAGCTCGTCGGTGATGCCCAGCTCGCAAGCCAAGGTGTAGGTGGGCGCATCGGGGTACTGGCTATCTTCCAGATCATCCCAGCGGGCTCGATCCGTCAGCTCGCACAGCACCAGCGTCTCGATCAGGATCTCGCCCAGCTCGCGGCCACTCAAATTGGCGAGGCGCTGCTGCAGGTCGCCGGTCAGCGTTGCACCGTTGCGCCACGCGTGGGTCAGCTCTGGCATGGCCCATCCGCGTGCAGCGTAGAGCAGCTTGAACTCTTCGACCGGCGCGTCATCCATGCTTTTGGTGATGAGCAGCTGGACAGCGCGCAGCGGCAGCTCTGGCGCGGCCTTGAGCGCCTTGTGCAGCGCTAGGTGCGCGTACTTGCCGAAGAGCTCTATCGCGACGGACTCGGTCTGGTTGTTCAGCTCCTGCGGGGTGCGCGGCTTAAGGTTGGGCGCGGGCTCGGCCGGGCGCTTGGGCTGTGCGGGGGCTGCGGCCTGCGACTCACCTTCGCTGGTCTCTTGCTCTGCCGCTGGTTCAGGCGGGGGCGGTGTTACCTTGAGCAGGCCCTTGGCCTTGAGCACCTTGCGTACAACGTCCTGGTGCACGATGCTGACGATTTGGCCAGAGGGGTGGTCCAGCGTGATCACGTCGCTGGTCTTGGCGCCGAAGATCTCGCGCAGCGTCTGTGTGCTGGTGCTCATCTCGCAGGCCAAGTTGAACCAGAAGTACCCGCTGGGCAGGTAGTTGCTGGTGATCATCAGCTTGCGGGCTGCTTCGCCGCTCAAGACTGTGTGGCCGGCCTCGCGAGCGGCGTCCAGCAGGCCGTCATGGTGCTGGCTGGACTTGGCGTTGTAGCAGCTGCTGTCCTGGCACATGTCGCCGCTCTTGACGTCGTCAAACAGGTCAGGGTTGGCGCCGCTGCGTTTGGGGCAGGCGGCGCAAGGGCCGGCGACGGGGTAGCACGCGGTGATGTCAAACGGGGCCTTGGCCAGGCTGAGCATGTATTCCTTGGCCAAGTACTCGGCAGCGGCGCGGAAGCTGTAGAGCTCGCCGCCCCAGCCGGCGGCAATGTGGCGGGCGGCTTTGGCTTGCTGCTCTGCGTCGGGCATGCGGGCGATGAGACCGGCGATGGTGGCCTTAAAGGCCCCAGACAGGAAAAGTTCGCGCACTTCGGTACAGAGGTTGAGCAGGGCAAGTCGTCCGAAAATCCAGCGCCGACCCTTGCTCAATGTGGTCGCGACTTGCTCGGCGGTGTCGCCGGTATCGGCCATCAAGCGGCGGATGCCTTCAGCTTCTTCAAGCTCGTGCAGGCTTTCCCGGTCAATGTTTTCCTTTAGCTGGATCTGCAAGGCCTGTCGATTGGTCAGCGGGCGTACTAGCGTCAGTACTGTGTCAAGGCCGGCGATGCTGCTGGCTCGCCAACGGCGCTCCCCAGCCACAATTTCGTACGGTGGCTGGCCGTCTCCATCGGTGTGATCCGGGTTGACGCGAGCGAGGATTGGCTGAAACACGCCACCCAGCTCGCGGATGCCATCAGCCAACTCATTGAGTTTGGCTGCGTCGAATTTTTGGCGCGGGTTGGTGGGACTGGGTTTGAGTAGGCCAAGCGGGATATGCAGGGCAGACTCTTGCTTGAGGGTTTGAGTCTGCGTGCTGATTGGTAGCGCTATGGTATCCATGGTGATCCTTGGTTAGGCCGCTGCTGCAGCAGCAGGGCGGGCGGCTTGGTGTTGGCTGGGGTGGCCAGGCAGGCACACGGTGGTGCCCGGTGCGACTTGGCCGCGCAGGGCGGCTTGGACGCGGTGGATGACGGTTTGAACGGCGGCTGCCAGTTCGCCGCGGCTGCATTGATCGAGCTGCACTTTGTGCACAAACACGGCCAACTCCAGCGCTGCGATCTCGGGGCCGCGCAGGGTCCAGCTGCTGGTGACGGCGTGGCGGTCGTGGACGGCGCGCAGCGCGTCGGTACCGGCGGCAAAAGTGTCTTGGTGGTTGCTCGCGATATTGCGCTTGGACAGCACCGCGCCCACGTTGATTGCGTCGGCTAGTTGCGCCCAATGCTCAACCGTGCCGGCACCGGCGCGGAAGGCCTCGAAGCCCGCGTGCACGGGTGCCAGGATGGCGGTGCGCTCGGAGGGCAGCAGCAGCATGGCGCGGTTAAGCGCAATTTCCAGCGGCGAGCTGCAGTCGTTGGCGTCCGTCAATGGGTCGCCGGTGTTGCGCTGGCGGCTGGCGGGCGGGCGGTAGGCACGGCGCTTGGTGTCGGGGCGCTTGTTGCGGTGTGACATTACGCAGCCCTCCGGTGTTGCTGGACTGGGCGGCGGCGCACGTTGGCCGGGTCGCGGTTGGCTTGGGCGCCTTGCATGGCGCGCACACGCAGCATGGCTTGCTCGAAGCTGAGGACGCGACGGCAGAATTTGAACGGGTAGAAGTTGCGCGGGTACTCACGCGTGATGATCAGCGTGTCGGTCAGCTCAAAGCTGGTGCCTTGCTTCCAATCCTCTTGGATGCGGCGCAAGCCCAGCGAGCGGGCGATCTGGTCTGCGTGGCGGCGCATGTCGCAGTCTTGAGGGCCGTAGAGGAACCAGCTTTTCTGTATGGCAGTTTTGGCGGGCATGGGTAGCCTTTCAGGTTGTGCCGCTGGAGGCGCGGCAAAGGGTGGGTTAGTCGTCGTCGCGCTCGCCAGCAGCGGCGCGCTTGTGGTCAAAAATCGGCGGGTGATGGGGCACGCGCACCGAGCTGGGCGCGGGCCGGGTTTGTGCGGGTGCAGGTGTTTGCACTGCAGTGGCCGCTTGGGCCGGCTGGGCCTTGCGCATCGCCTGGCCGTGCACCAGGCGATACAGCGCTGCTGCACGTTTGAGTTCAGCAAGCGTGGGCCAGTCGCGCTGGCGCAGCTGCTGCCAGGCGGCAAGCATGGCTTCGTCGCTGGGCGTGGCTGGCGTGCTGGCGTGCATGTTGGGCTCCAGTGGCGTTGCTGCTCAGGCGTAGGCCTTGAGCCAAGCGGTCTGCATCAGCACCGCCTCGGGGCCGCAGTGGCCGTCGCGGTGCCGGGCTATGTGAACGGGCTGTGGCCGCTGCTGGGTGGGCAGCGCGGGCGCATTGCATTGCCGCTGGCCGTGGTGCTGGGTGCTGTGGCTGCACAGCACGCAAGCGCGGTAGCTGTGCTGGGCCTGAGCGTCCCAAGCGGCCTGTGTAGCTGCTAGATAGGGGTTGCTTAGCGCTTGGCGCGTGGCAAGGGCGAGGCTCACGGCTGACCACCCAGATCGCTCAAGGCCAAGTGGGCGGCGACGAAGTCACGGTTGAGCCCGGCCATCACCAAAGCATCGGCCGACATGCTCGCCTTGAGCGTTGGGCTGGTCTTGTATTCACGCTTGAGCGACTCGGCAATGGCCGCATCGATGTTCATGTGTTCCTCCAGCACCTTGATCGCACGCGCCAGGCGCCGGATGGTGCGGCGCAGTTGCCAGCGCTGCAGCGGCTTGGAGAGCCAGGCGCTCCAGCTGGTTGGCGCAGTGGCGCGAGGGATGCGATTTAGGCGCGGAGTGGGCGTCAGGGGAACAACCCATCTGCGGCCTTCGGTAAAGGGGAGCGGGTTAGCGTCGCCGGTGGTGAAGAAGTAATTGACCTCGCGCGCGGAGCTCTTGAAGTGCGCCGCGTCTATAGCCTCCGCGATAGTGCCGAGCAGCTCGCGCTCGCTGACGCGGTCATGATGGTGATGGGCATGCGCGTCGTTGGCGCAGTTGAGATTGGTCAGGGCACCGTGGTTCATGGTCGTTACCTTGCTCGGGGTGGTGGTGGGGGGATCAGTGGGCGCAGGCGCTGGGCGCGGCGCGCGTCTTGCGGCGATCGCGCAGGCGCAGGGGCGCCAACTGCAGGCCGAGCAGCTCGGCGCAGGCGCTGGCGAGGCCTTGCAACTCGCGGCGCGAGGCGAAGACGCTTTCTTCGCGGCCGATGCAGAGCCGGTAGACGGGCTCTGTCAGGTCAACGGGTGTGGTCTGCTGGACGGAGATGGTGCTGGCGACCCAGCAGCCGGGCTCGTCCTCGGGTGTGATGGAGACGCGGACGGCGGGCTTGACAGGTTCGGGGGCCGGCTCGGGCGGGTAGTAGGCGAGCATTGATGCGTCATCAATGTCGGTGCAGTTGACTTCGTACCAGACCCATTCGACCCTGTTGGCCTCATCGCACCGCACCAAGTTGCCGAAGTCATCGCAGCGGGCGTAATAGTGGTCTAGGGTTGTGTAGGGGGCTACGGCTTCCTGGACCCAGATGGACCAGTTGCCGATGTAGCGGGTGCCTAGAGGGGTGGCGGTGGTGCGGGTTGGCTGGGACATGGCTGACTCCTGTTTTGAGTTAACTTGCGTTACTCACTTGAGTTAATGTAACTCAAGTGAGTAATACCGCAAGAGGGCAGCGTGAAATTTTTAGTTAGTGGGCAGACGAAAAAAAGCCTGCTCGACGCAGGCTATGGATATGGGGTGACCTGGGCAGCGGGCGGGTCAGTCGCCCTCAATCATGAAAACCGCTAAGACTCGGCCAACCAATTGGACCTGGTCAGTGAATGCAGCCACGCTGAGTTCATCGGCGGCGCCTGGCCGCTCCAGCCTGTAGCCTCGCTCGGTAAAGCGTACCCGGCAGGTCACCATGGCGCCGCGCCATGTCACCAGCGCATGCATGCCGTCTGTGAGAGGCGTGTCCAGCTGCGCCACCACGTGGTGGCGGTGGCCCACAGCAGCTACACAGATCGATGTGGATTCGGTGATGCCGGCCGGCAGCAGTTGCTGAGCCACGCCGAGGTAGTTGTTCTGCAGGCGCGGCGTCTTGCCGTCAGGCCCGATGGTAATCACTTGCACAAAAAATACTCCCCCTGAGTGCGCTGCTTGTTGGTTTTGGCTTAGCGTAAGGGAATCAATCTTGGGGCTTTGTGTTGCGCGGTTGTTGCTGGGGTTTTCCCCAGCTTGGCCGGTCGCCAAATATAGTGCGCTGGTGCGCAGCGCCGCCGCAATTTGGGGCAGCCAAGTGGTGTGCTGGATCTCGCCCGACTCCAGCTTGCTGATCACGGACCGGTGCACGCCAGCCTCTTGCGCCAGGGCGCGCTGGCTCAGTTGGTTTTTTGAGCGTAGCTTTTTGACGCGGGCGCCAACGCCTGGAGGATCGGCGTGGATGAAGTCATCGCTGGCGCGACTCATGGCCAAAGGGGGTGCATACAGGGTGCAACAGGTGCAAATGGGGTGCGCTTTTTGCCTGCTGGTGCAGATCGGGAGCGCCATGGACTCCTCTTTTATTTTGACTGTACGTCATCGAAAAGGGTAAACCCTAGGCGTAGCGCCCCAATTCGTGACATATGGCAGGTGCGCCCTCGGGTTGTGACACCCAGGTGACTAAAAAGTCACTCTTTTGGGGGGTTTTTGGGGGGTGCGAGCTGGCTTTGTATCGCCAATGTTGGCCGCCGTAGCTTAGGCGGCAGGTGCATGGGCGCTTCGATCAGCGGCGGCGCGTATCAGTCGTAAAAAGTAACTGAGCCGCGTATCCGCCCTGCAACGGTCACCTGGCTGCGGAACTCCGCTTCTGTCAATTCGATCGCGGCGGATGGAGCGGCGTCAAGGCTTAGGCGATAGCCGCGTGGGGTCATGTGCAGGCGCCGGATGATGATCTGGTCACGCCAAGCGAGCGCGTACACCTTGCCGTCAATGGGTGTGGTTTCGCTGGTGTTGACCAAGACCTGGCTGCCAGGGTTGAAGGCCGGCACCATGTCGGCAGACTCTATGGGCAACCACGCGGCTTGGTCGGGTCGGGTGTGCGCAGCATCCAGCATCGCGAGTGGATAGGTCAGTGTCTGGAGCGGGTCGAGCTTGTTGGTCTGCTTGCTGCGAGTTAATTTTGGCACTTCGAAGAGTGCCCCGATTGGGCGCAAAGCAAGGTCGGGTTGACGAACCGTTAGCCCATCCTCGCCATCCATATACCCCGCTGGCATGCCAAGCTTGTCTTCAAGCTTGCGCGCAGCTTTCTCGCCAATATCCCTGTGAGTACTCTCTCCGAGGTGCAGAACCGATCTAACCCACGGCGACTTGCAGCCATAGGCGCGAGCGATATCCGTTGGATTCAGCGCATGTTTGCGCATCCATTGCTGCAGGCGTTCGCGGCGGACAAGTGACTGACTCATGTCTCCATATTGGATAGAGTCAATTAATTCGGATGAGTCTTGCTCAATTGAACTCATTTGAGTTACATTCTCTCCATGGAACAACTTGATCCAAGAACCTACATCCGCAGTCTTAGTGCTGCGGAACGAAGGGTGCTGGCTGGTGAATTAAAGATTTCTCCTGGGCATCTAAACAATATTGCCTATGGGCAAAGGGAAGTTACGCCCCTGAGTGCCGCTCGAATGGAGCGCATCACGGGAGGCCGAGTTCCGCGCCGTTTGTCTTGCCCCGATGACTGGCAGGAAATCTGGCCCGAACTGGTGGTGGGTACCACCCCAGTGATGGAACTGAACGCATGAGGACCCTTATGAGTTACCCCCGTATTAAACCATTTGATGCACGAGTGACCCAGGGACAGCCCGTGCCTCGCGAGGAGGAGGCTGGCTGTGCAAGCTAACTCCGTTGGTATGGCCGCTGCCACAGAACCTACTTCTGGCGGTCTCAATCCTTTAGGCGAGGCAGCATCTACCGATCTGGTGTTGCCCGTGACTACGGCTGATGCAGTACGACTAGCTCTAGATTCAACTGGATGCTTTGCGTGCCGTCGCGCTCCCACAAGTGCATTCTCGAAACGACACGAAATGCAGCTCGCTCGCCTGACGGGTAGTTCACACCCCAGTGGCAAAACACGTCGCCTACTGCTGGTGCTGCTCCTACTGTGCACAGCAATTTTCCTGGCTGCGGTACTGATAGGCCCGCTAATTTCACAGCTGCTAGATCGTGGAAATTGAGTATCAGATTTTGTTTTTCCATGGGTGCCCTCTTTGGTTGGTTTGCAGGTCTGGGAGCAGCAAGCATAACCACGGTAGGGCGCCCGCCTAACAGGCTGCCTGAGTGCATTCCGGTGGTCTTTAGATGATGGTTTTGGGCGGGGCATGGGCGCAGTGTGGCGCGCATGCCTCTTGAATGCGAAGCCGCAAACGCGGTGCCGTGCTTTGAGGAGTTAGGTTATGGATAAGAGAAGGGCGCTGTATGGCGCAGTACATGGCTACAAACCCGGCACCGACTCGCTGGCTGCGGCAATGGTGCCGCCGATGAGCGCGACCACTTTGCGCCACAAAGTCATGCCTAACGATTTGAAGCAATTCCTCTCGCCAGAGGAGGGTATTCAGGTCCAGCAGATCACGGGCGACCATGGCGCGCTGCAGGTTGAGGCGCGGGAGCTTGGTTATGTGCTGCTGCGCCGGCCTGTGTTGTCGAGCGGGCCTTTGTCGCTGACCAAGGCTAATGACGCGATCAAAGAATTTTCAGAGTTCTTGTCGGCCGCGACCGCTGGCTTGGCTGGCGGCGCTATCACGGGCAACCGGCTTCGCCAGATTGAGGCGGAGTGTCTGGAGGCAATTGCCGCGATTCAGGATTTGATGGCGCACATACAGGGCTTGCATGAAGCTGGGCAGCCTACCTCCGGTCGAGGTGCAGTATGAGGCCCGCAGGCGAGGTGCGAGTGGCGCTGTTGACAGCGCTGCGCGAGGCCAAGGCCCCGGCCACTTCTAGGATGCTGGCTGGACGGGCTTGTGTGGGGAGAGAAGCGGCTCGGCATACCTTGGACAACCTGGTGCGGGCCGAAGTTGCGGAGCGCACTGGCACGGTTCGCGTGCCTGGGGTCAAGCGGCCCGTGCCGGTGTATGCACTTCGTGTACCGCGCCAACTGGTGCTGCCGCTGGTGGCCAATGTGTTCGCGGGGCTGGCGCAATGACGCGGCAGGATTTGGTGCGGGCCGATGCCGACGAGCGCATGGGGCCGGATGACATGGCCACACTGCGCGAGGCTCAGCATTTGCAGGCGGCTTTACTGGCGCAGCAGGCTCGCGCGGAGGCAGGGCCTCGGGCGGTGCCTGGGGTGTGCAGCAATTGCGGCAGCAGCTGCGTCGCGGCTGCAGTCTATTGCGATGACGACTGCCGCACCGACCACCAGCACCGGCTCGATGTGCGCACGCGGCAGATGGGCAGGCGCTGAGCAATGGGCGCACGGGATGATGCCTTGGCCGCTCGGGCCGAGTTGATCGCGCAGCTTGAAGCGGCGGTGCCGCAGGCGCTGCGCGAGCGGCCTCAGTGGTTGATGTGGAAGCTAATCCGCAAACCAAATGCGGCACCTGGGGCTAAACCGCTCAAGGTGCCTTTTTACGTCTCAGGGCAGCTCAGGGGGTGGCCGAATGGAAAGCCTAAAGATGGCAAGCCAACAGAGGCGCAGCCACAAGTGGAGCAGGGGCACGATCTCGATCGCGCATCGCTGGTCGGCTTTGATGTGGCGCTTCGGGCGCTAGCAGCAAACCAGACTTGGACGGGCGTGGGCTTTGCCTTCCTTCCGGGTGATGGCTTGATCGGTGTGGACATTGACGGCGCGATTGACCTGGAGTCGGGCGAGATATCGCGGCGCTGTCAGCTGGTGATGCAGATGTGCCCGTCCTATACCGAGGTCTCGGTGTCGGGCACCGGCGTGCACATCATCTTGACGGGCGATGTGGATAATTTCAAGGCGGACTCGATTGGCCTGGAGGTGTACTGCAAAAGCCAGTACTTCACGGTCAGCGGGAGGCACTGGTTAGGCTCGCCGGCCGAGGTTTTGCCGGTTGACCCGGAGTCGCTTTACATCATGCGCGGCATGGTGGAGCAGGCGCGGGCAAAGGACAAAGCTGAGCGCGACCTGGCCGCTGCGCTGAAGCATGCAGCGGCGGATGGGCAGGCGGCACCGGCGCGGCCTCGGCCTGCTGCGTCGGGGAGTTCTGGCCGTAGCACCGGTAATGACTTCAAGCGGGTTAACGCGGATGCTTTGGTGAACCTGGGTGCCTGGGTGCCGTTGTTGCTGCCTGCTGCAACGCGGTGGCGCAATGGCTACCGCGTGAAGAGCAAGGATATGGGGCGCGATCTGCAGGAAGACTTGCAGATCGTGCCTGAGGGCATCATGGATTTTGGCGAAGAGGCCGGCAAGAGCCCGATTGACCTGGTGATGCAGTTTGGCGGCAAGTCGCTGCAGGAGGCGTTGCAATGGTTGGCGTCGGCGTTGGGCATTACGTTGACCAAGCTACCACCGACTGGATCGGCGGGGCGAAGGCCTCAGCCTGAAGAGGATGGCCCGGCTGTTGAAGATGAGCGGCCAGAACCTCCTCCCCCCGCCCCCACCTCGGAAAAACGGCCGACTGCACCCCGAGGGGGGCGGGGGGCTGAGGGCAAAGGCGGTCCAGCTGGCGGCGGCTCTGATGGCCAGCCACCCAAGGATATCGACTGGGAGAAGTTCGAGCGGCTGCGCTGCAACTTCGCCTTGATTTACGGCACCGATACGGTGTGGGATGGCGAGCAGCGCATGATTATGAAGATCGCCAATATGGGCCACGCCCATGGCAGCGATGCGGTGCGGCTGTGGAAGGGCGGCAAGAGCAGCCCGAAGCGCGGCGATACGCCGGGCGCGCGGTGGACTGTGATGCCGGCGCGGGTGGTGTTCGACCCAACGGAGTCTTGCGACGCTGACACACATGTCAATTTATACGGGGGCTTCCCGACGGTGCCGGTAGAGGGCAACGTAGCGCCGATGCTGGAGCTGATTAAGTTCTTGTGCTCGCGGGCGGCTGAATGCGAGGTTGAGTGCGAGGGGATTTATCACTGGTTTATGTGCTGGTGGGCGTATCCGCTGCAGAACAAGGGCGCGAAGCTGCGCACGTCAGTGGTGATGCATGGCGACGAGGGCGCGGGCAAGAACTTTTTGACCGACACGATGGTGATGATGTACGGCGAGTACGGCATCACGGTGGGCCAGGATGAGCTGGAAGACAAGTTCAATGATTGGCGCTCGGGCAAGACGCTGGTGATTGGCGATGAGGTGTCGAGCCGCGCTGAGCTGGTCCACAACAAGAACCGCTTGAAGGCGCTGATCACCAGCACCGAGGTTCAGATCAACCCGAAGAATATGCCGCGTCGGACGGAGAAGAACCATATCAATGTGGTCTTCAACTCGAATGAGCTGCAACCGCTGGCCCTGGATAACAGCGACCGCCGCTACCTGGTGCTGTACACACCCAAGGCGCGGGAGTTCTTGTTCTATCGGAAGCTGGGCGAGTGGCGCGACAAGGGCGGCGTTGCGGCGTTTTATCACTACCTGCTGCACTACAACTTGGAGGGGTTTGACCCGTTCGCACCGGCGCCTGTAACGCGGGCCAAGGCCGATCTGATCGACATGAACCGCAAGAGCCCTGAGCGTTTCTGGCTGGAGTGGAGCTCGGGCGAGCTGGGCCTGCCGTATCGCAGCTGTGCGGGGCCGCAGGCTTACGCGGCCTATGTCAAGTATGCCCATCGCACCGGGGATCGGTTCCCTGTCCAGCGGGCTCTGTTCACGCGCATGGTGCTGCGTGTCAGCGACACGATGGGCAAGCCGCTGATCGATAAGAACATGAATGTGGACTATGCGGCGATGGGTAAGGGCTCGGTCAAGCGGACTGAGGTGCGCACGACCCGGATGCTGCTGGTGATGCCTCCGCCTGAGGATGTGGGGCAGGGCGAGTGGGCGACCGATTGCTATCACCAGTTCGAGATCGAGCTGAAGCGCTACCTGGGCCGATATGGCGACGACAGCGATGGCGGGGAGGGCGGCGCACCGGCTTAGTGCTTACACCATTACAGCAATGCGTAAGGCCGTTTTCCCAGTGTTCATCGGGGTTGTTACGGTGTTACGCGCTTGCACTGACTCCCTCGCGTGTGCGTGTGTGCATGTGTGTGCGAGAGATTACCGGCTACTTCTCTCACACGTAGCAACGCTGCGTAACACCGTAACACCGTAACACGCTCGATTCCATGCGGTATTGCGGTATTGCACTCGCGCACGGATGCGTAATTCATTGTTTTATCTCTCTCTAGAGAGAAAAGGAAAAGGGAAATGGCCAAAGATGATCGAGTTGAAGCGCTATTGATTGAATGGGCTCAGTGGCTGACCGTGGGCGATGGATCGGGCTATGCCTCAATGTCCGTCTTGCATGTCGATTGGCAGCCTCCCAGCCCCGGCCAGACGCCGACGATGAAGACCTCGCATCCGAGTCGGGCGCGGCGTTTGCACCAGCGCATTGGGCTCATGAGTCAGCGCCTGTCCAATACGCTGGTGATCCACTACTGTTTGAGGCTACCGATCGATAAGCAAGCCTTGAGGCTGGAATGTTCGGTGAGTACGGTCCATGCGCGTATAGATATCTGCCATCGGGCCTTGCGTCAGTCGCTTGCTGAAGCGCTGATTTAAAAAAGAGTTCTACGCGTTATAGATAACTGCTACATTGCAGGCACTCTCGGTGATCTGTCACCTGATCGAGCCCAAACGCCCGCCGGCCTCCAGCCTGTGGGCGTTTTGCTTCTAAGTCCAATGTTTCCCCAAATCAGCATCAAACACGACTTTGACCAGCTCACAAAGTGGGCGAAGTCGGTAGCAGCAGAGCAAGTCCCGTTTGCTGCCGCGCTCACGCTGACGATGACGGGGCAGGACGTCAAGACGGCGATTGAGCTGGATCTAGCCACGATGTTGGATCGGCCAACACCGTACACGATGCGTGGTTTCAGGCTGTATCCAGCCAAGAAAACCAATCTGGTCGCCAAAGTGACGTTCCGCGAAGATGCACGTGATTACCTTGGCGCTCAGGTCGAGGGCGGCGAGCGCAAAGTGAAGGCGCTTGAGAAGGCGTTGCGGACAGTTGGGCATTTGCCGACCGGATGGGTTGTTGTGCCTGGTCAAGGTGCGCGGCTTGATCAATACGGCAACCTTGACCGGGGACAGATCATCCAGATCTTGTCACAGCTTCGCATCACGCTGGTTGCAGGCTACACGCGCAATCTGTCGTTCAACGCCCGTAAGCAGATCGGAGCTCAGCGTCGGGCGGGGGGGCGGTTCTTTGTGGTCAAGCCGGGTGGGCCGATTCACCCCGGCGTGTATCAGCGCGAGCTGTTCGGTCGCGGCATCACACCTGTGTTGATGTTCGTACGTACAGCAGCCTACAAGGTCCGCTTGCCTGTTGACCAGATCGGCCGGCGCGTGGTCGCTGACCGTCTTGAAACAAACTTCGGCATTGCATGGCACCGTGCCATGGCCAGCGCACGCAAGACCAATTGACCCAGCCAGCCTGTGCGGCCTGCTTGCCTTGCCCTCCACAAAATCGGCGGGTCCTTCCCAGCCGGGGGCCGGTCGTGGGTAATTCGGGCCACGCATAAACGCTACACGCAGGGCTGTGAAGTTACTTCACTTTGCCGGTTAACCGGGGGTTTGCTTAACTACTGACTTCACCAATGGACGGCTTCGTCACCAAATCACAATTTGCCAAGATCTACGGTTGCTCCAAGCCGTACGTCTCGCAGATGGTGGCGGCGAAGCGCCTGGTGCTCAGTGATGACGGCAAGCTGGTCAATGTTGATGCCTCACTCAAGCTGCTCGATGTCACCTCCGATCCGTCCAAAGTCGGCGTGCGCGAACGCTGGAAAGCTCATCGCGAGGGCAGGGAGTTTGAAGGCGTCGCGTCCGATGCCGTCATTGCGGCCCCGGCCCCAGCAACTTCAACTCTGCCCACCGAGCAGCTTGAGATTGATGTTTCGCCAGATCCAAAGGCCCAGCCCGCTGAGCCTGTGCGCAATGACTACCGCGACGCCCGCACCCTGCGCGAGCAAGCGCAAGCCCAGATCGCGCAGCTGGAGCTCGCCAAGGCCATCGGCCGTGTGCTGGATGCCGAGTCAAGCCTGCGCGCAGTTGTTGACGCCCACACCGTGGCTCGAACTGAAATCATGATGCTGCGCGACCGCCTCACCCAGCTCGTCGCACCGGTCACTGACCCGCGCAAGGTGTACGACATCATCAGCACCGAGTGCGAACGGGTCTGCGCACAGATCCAAAAGCGTGCCCTGGCGATGGCTGAAGAGGCAGTGAAGGCATGAACCTGCGCGACGGTTATCAGGCCGTCATGGAGGCCGTTGCCCGTGGCTGGCAACTGCCGCCCGTGCGCACAGTCAGCCAGTGGGCGGATGAAAAACGGGTGCTGCCAACGGAGGGCTCTGCGGAGCCCGGCCAATGGCGCACCTCGCGCAACCCCTTGTTGCGCGAACCGATGGACGCGCTGAGCGACCATCACCCCTGCAGCCAGGTCACCACCATGGCCTGCAGCCAGAACGGCAAGAGCGAGATCCTCAACAACTGGATCGGCTACACCATCGACGAAGCGCCGTCTTCGATGTTGATGGTGCAGCCAGACGGCACCGCTGCCGAGCGCTACAGCAAGAAGCGCATAGCGCCGATGATCGAGGCCTGCCAGAGCCTAAAAGACAAAGTCTCCGACTCGGCGGCCCGTGATGGTGGCAACACCATCTTGGACAAAGCCTTCCCTGGCGGATTCCTGATGATGGCCGGCGCCGGCTCAGCCAGTGCGCTGGCCAGCACGCCGATCAAGAAAATCGGCCTGGACGAAGTCGACAAGTTCCCGGTCGATATCCAAGGCCAGGGCAGTCCGGTCAAGCAGGCCGAGCAGCGCCGGGTCACTTACCCTCGCAGCAAGCAGTACAACAGCAGCACGCCTATCAAGATGCCGCTGCCAGATGAAGACGCCGTTGGCGGCTCCGAAATCTGGCGCATGTATCAAGCCGGCAGCAGGGCACGCTATCACGTGCCTTGCCCCCATTGTGGCCATCTGCAAGAGCTTGATTTCAGGCACCTGCGCTGGCAGAAGACGATTGACGAGAAGGGCATCAAGAAGCACCTTCCCGAAACCGCTGTCTACATGTGCCAAGGGCCAGACTGCGGTGAAGCGATCGAAGAGCACCACAAGCCCGACATGCTGGCCGACGTCCCCATGGGCGGCCAAGCACGCTGGGTGCATGAGCGTCCCTGGATCACCGACCATCTCAGCTACCACTGGTCGGCGCTCTACACCCCCATCGGTCTCGGCCGCACTTGGGCGGAGATAGCCAAGGAATGGTTGGCCGCTTGCCGCGATCGCAGCAAGCTGGTCACCTTCTGGAACTTGATTCTTGGCTTGCCCTTTGACGATCATGCCGACCGCATGAGCGAGAAGGACCTTGAGGACCAGGCCGAGGACTACCCGCTGCGCACCGTCCCGCGCGGCTACTTTATGTTGACAGCGTCCGTCGACACCCAGACCGATCACCTGGACTTCCTGGTGCGAGCCTGGGCCCGCAACGAACGCAGCATCGTCATCGATCGCGTCAAGGTTTGGAAAGACCCCGAGCATGACGACGCTTGGGCCGAGTTGACCAGGCTGCGCCACCAGACCTTCACCAACGCCTTCGGCATCCCCCTGCGGATCGCGATGACGGCGGTGGATACCGGTGGTGACCACACCCAGCGCGTCTACAAGTACTGCCGCCAAATGTCCTTTGACAGCGTCATCGGCATCAAGGGAAGCAGTTTGAGAAGGCAAGTCATCCTTGGCAAGCCGAGCAAGAAGGAAGCAAAAAACAGCCGTGGCGATATGGCTAAGAGCGGCCTGGCACTCTGGATGGTCGGCACTGACACCGCCAAAGAGGCCCTGTTCCTTCGCCTGCAAGACTGGCAAAGCCCCGACTGTTTGCAAGACCCGACCCGCCGTATGGTGCGCCTCTCCAAGCGCCTGGGCACCGAGTTCTTCCGTGAGCTGACGGCCGAGGTCTACAACGCGCAAACAGGCCTTTTCGACAAGGTCCGCCAGCGCAATGAAGCCCTTGACCTAATGGTCTACAGCCACGCCGCTGCCTGCCACCCGCAAGTCCGCATAGACAAGCTGGTGGCGGCGGATTGGGATCACATTGAGCAGTACCTCGAACCAATGAATGGCGACCTGTTCACCTCGGCGACCGACGGTGCGGACTCGGCCGCGCAAACACCGCTGCCAGTGCAAACGTCAGCACTGGCCGTGGCTGCTGCTGCCGATGTAGTCGCGACTGAATCCGCTGACGCACCCACACCTGCACCCGCGCCCACCCCGGCGCCCGTGCAGTCGCCTGCACCCGCACCAGCCCCTGCCGAGCCAGCCCCGCAAAGCTGGATCGGCGACACCGACAACTGGCTCGATTGACAAATCGAGCCGCACGAAAGATCTGACCCATGGCCTTCACCGTCACCCAATACCAAGCCATCTGCGATGCCATCGGCACCGGCCAGCTCATGGTCCAGTACGACGGAAAGAAGGTCGAATACCGCTCCATCGCCGAGCTGATTGCTGCCAAGAACCATATCGAGCAAGACCTCATCGCCACCGGCCAGCTCGCCGCGCCCAGCTCAAGCGCTGGCGTCGAGCGCGGCGGCAGCACCTTCGCGTCTTACGACCCGTCCTAACTTCTTACCCCAGGGCCTCACCCGTGAACTTTATTGACCGCGCGTTCGAGTTGCTGTCCCCCGCGTCAGCAGTCCGGCGTGAGCAAGCCCGCCTGCAGCTCAGCGTCATCCGCAAGTACGACGCCGCTACCACCGGCCGCCGCACGTCCGGCTGGCAAGCCGGTGGCGGCAGCGCCAACGCCGAGATCATCCAAGGCCTGGCCCTGGTGCGTAATCGCAGCCGCCAGATGGTTCGCGACAACGAGCACGCCAAGAAGGCAGTGCACACCCTCGCCACCAAGATCGTCGGCAGCACCGGCATCAACGTCATCCCTGAAGCCAAGGCCGAACGCAACCTCTGGGCGACCTGGTGCGCTGACCAATGCGATGCCGATGGCCAACTCGACTTCGCAGGGCTCCAGCGCCTGGCTGCAATGACCTGGAAAGAATCTGGCGAATGCCTTATCCGCCGCCGTTGGCGTAAGGTTGAAGACGGCCTGGCCGTGCCCATGCAGATCCAGCTCCTGGAACCTGATCACCTCGACCACCTCAAGACCGGCATTGACGGTGCCACTGGCGACATCATCATCATGGGCGTCCAGTTCGACGTCCTCGGGCGCCGCAAAGGTTACTGGTTATTCCCTGAGCACCCCGGCGAAGTGGCCATCATCCGCAAGAGCCTGCAAAGCAAGTTCGTGCCCGCCAGCGAAATCATCCACCTCTACCGTAAAGACCGCATCAGCCAGGTGCGCGGCATGCCCGAGCTAGCCGTCTCCATCATGCGTCTGCGTGACGTGGCCGGCTACGAGGAGGCCGAGCGGGTGCGCAAGAAGATCGAAGCCTGTTTCACGGCGTTCGTCACCACCGACAACCCCCGTATGTCCTTGGGTGACCTGACCAAAGAACAGGGCGGCACGGCCACAACTGGCGGCACCCGCACGATCGAGAAAATAAGCCCTGGTCTGATCAAGTACCTCACGCAAGGCGAGGGCGTCAGCTTCGGCACGCCCGCAGCCATGGGGGGCTATGGCGAGTACATCGCCACCCAAATGCACGCCATCGCAGCCGGTGCAGGCGTCAGCTACCACCAGCTCACTGGCGACACCTCGCGCAGCAGCTACACCAGCCACCGCGCCGCCCTGCGCGAGTTTTACGACCTGATTGAGTGCGAGCAATGGCTCACCTTCATTCCTGGCTTCATCCGCCCGGTGCGCCGCTGGTGGCGCGAGGCCGCGCAGCTCAACGGTGTGCGTATCGGGACCAAGCCCGACCGCATAACCACGCCGCGCAAGGCCATGGTCGACCCGCTCAAAGACACGCTGGCGGACAAAGAAGAGATACGCGGCGGGCTGAAGAGCTGGAGCGAGGCCATTCGCGAACGCGGCATGGACCCCGAGACCGTACGGGCCGAGATCAAGAGCGAGCGCGACGCGTTCGCGCTGCTGCAGCTGATCTTTGACACCGATGCCACGGTCACCGATTTGAAGCTGTCGCCAACTGATGTGCTGGGGCTGGATGCCGGCGCAGCCCCTGCGAACTGAAGGAACAAAAATGTTAGTACCAAAACAAAGCGGCATCCGCATCACCGCGACAGGAACGGAACCGGACGGTATGACAGCCGCCCAGTTTGCTCAAACTAAAGCCATGGTGTCAGCGGCTTGGAATGACACCATGGTCGGGCTGGGTGACTCGCTCACTGCCCGATCAAATGTGGCTAGCGGCGGCGCTCAAAACGCACAAGGAACGTCTTTCTTGGCCTGGGCGGCGGCTTTGATGGGCGCGGCATTCACGTGGCTCAATGCCGGCATCTCAGGCAACACCACGGCGCAAATGCTGGCCCGGTACGCCACGGACGTTACGCCTCTTTCGGGTCGCTGGCTGCACCTATTGGGTGGCGGCAATGATGTGTCAGCGGACGTTTCGGCCTCGGCCATCATCGCAAACCTGACTCAAATCATCGCGCTGGCCAAAGGGGAGGGCCGGCAGATCGTGCTCGGTACGATTTACCCATTCACCAGTCACACGACGACTGCCCGCCGGGCGGCAATTGCCGGCGTCAATGCTTGGATTCGTGCTCAAGGCGCGGCCGGAACGGTCATCGTTGCGGACTACTACTCTGCGATGGTTGATCAGGCTGGCGCCATCCGTTCCGGCTTGCTTGTCTCCGATGCAATCCACCCATCGATTCAGGGCGCGTCTGTGATGGGGCGCGCGCTTGCATCGGCGCTGACAGCCCGAGTTGGGCCGCGTACTCACATCTTGAGCGCATCGCAGCTTGACGCTGATAACGCTTGCCAAAACGGCTGCATGTCCGGGGCGAACGCCAGCGGGGCAAATGGCTGGTCTGTGGCTGGCGGCGTCACCGGAACTGGACCGCGTGGCTGGTCTGTCACTAGCACTGGCGCAATCGTGGCCGTTGCCAGCAAACAAGCGCGCACCGGTAACGCATCGGCTGCTGATTTTGCCCGCGTGGCGATCACGACCTCGGGCGTCGATGACAGCTATGTCCGGTATGAGCGAGCCGTCAATTACCGGGTCTGGTCATCGAGCGGCACGGCAAACACCGTGCGCCGGTTCTATGTGCCTGCGACTGGCGCTCAATACGATGTTCTGGTTGACGGAAGCTTGTCAGCGACTGACCTGACGGCAACATGGCCTACCGACATTGGTGCAACTTTCACGGACGGCACGGCCACGCTGATGTGCGTGCAGCCTATCGTTCCCGGCTCGGTGCTGCGCATGGCGGTGGAGTGCAATATCAGCGGCGTCAGCGTCGGCCAAGTGCACCCCGAAGTCATGGTGTTTTGCCGCAACACAGCGGCGGCTACGGTCTGCAACACGCTGGGACTTGCGACTGCCGGTGTGGCGGTCGATGCCGCTGCGGCGCTGGTCAGTGAGTCGGGTAGCGGCCTAGTGATCGAAACCAATGATGTGACCGTGCCGGCGACCTTCGACTTGGCCGGTGCAACTTCTGCCGCTGGCCCTTCCATTGTTGTTCGGCTCAATCTCTACGTTCGTAACAGCGCATTGGCGACCATTGACTGGGGCCGCGCAACTGTGCGGGTCCGCTAACTTCCAAGCCCCTCCGCGAGGACCGAACCATGAGCGACCTATTGCGAAAGATTGAAGCCGTCCGCGTCAGGGCTGCCGAAGACGCCGTCATATCAAGCCTTCCTGCTCGCCTAGTCGAGAACATGCGCAAGGCGGATGCGGCCTTCAAGTCGAGCGGTGGCTGTCCTGGATGCGGCAGCCAAGTCATCGGCGTGCATTACGGCGACTGCCCATCGATTCGCAATGACCTTTACTGATCATGAGTGAGCTGCAATACACACCCGGCGATTGGTTCCAGGCTGCGACCGTTGACGATCTGGAGCGCTTCTTTGTGTCGCGCCTTCCTGCGATCCGCGAAGCGGCCCAGGCCCACGGTTACGCCATCGGCTTGCACGGCTCTTGCCGGCGCGACCTGGACCTGATCGCGGCGCCTTGGCGCGACGGAGCATCGGACGCCGACACCCTGGCTCATGCTGTCGCCCAGGCGGCTTGCGGTATTGATCGGGCCGGCGCCTACGGCTGGGAAAGCAAGCCCGCTGGGCGCATCGCCACAAGCATCCCGATCTGCTGGCCCGGCTGGCATGGTCAAGACGGCGCCGGTCACATCGACCTGTCGGTGATGCCGACAACCCAAATCTAAGCCCCTGCCGGTATCCATAAAACCATGAGCCTGACCACCACGGAGCTTGAAGAGCTGATCCGCCTCGCGCTGTCAGCGCTTCGTGGCCAGGCCGTTGCGCCGGCTGGTGCTGTTGCTGCGCTCGCTGCGGCTCAGCCTGAGCCAGTGCAGGCCGGGCAGACGTTGGGCGAGTGGCTGGTGACGTACCGGGCGATCATCAGTGAGCGCGGGTACAAGGTGTCGACGATCAAAAATCGCGAAGCATCGTTGAAGCACATTGAGGCGATTCTTGGTGGCCGGCCGCTGAAGTTGATCAAGCCTCACGAGATCGCGAGCCAGCTCAAGCAGTTCAGCCCGCACACGGCGGGCCGACTGCTCGGGGAGCTGCGCGACGTCTATGTCGAAGCGATCGCCAATGGCAGTTCAGAGTCCAGCCCGGCCGCGCATGTCAAAGCTCCGCAGGTGCATGGGCTGCGCAAGCGGCTGACGTTGGAGACTTGGCGGTCCATGTTGACGCTGTCAAAAGCTGGGCCGCAAAAGTGGGTTCCAGCCATGCTGCTGTTGGCCCTTGCAACTGGGCAGCGGCGGGGTGACCTGGCCAAGATGCGCTTCGATGATGTGGTCGGGGGTTGTTTGAGGGTTGAGCAGCAGAAGAAGGCGCGAAAGCCGATTGGGGCCCGAGTCGCGATTCCGCTAACTTTGAAATTGAACGCAAGTGGAATGACACTTGGTGATGTGGTTGAGTACTGCCGTGGTATCGGCGAGCCCGGCCCTACGCTGCTGCGCAAGTCAGGCGGCGGCCCAATCGAGATGTCCAGCTTATCGGCACGCTTTCACGAACACATCCTGTCCGTGGCTGGGCCTGACGCATACAAGCAGTACGAATGGCCCAGCTTGCATGAGATCCGCAGTTTGTCTGCCAGGACATATATCGCCGAGGGCATGACGCCCGTTCAGGTTCAGACACTGCTCGGGCACAAACATTTCGAGATGACAGATCTCTATCTTGATGACCGAGGCCTGACCGATGGCGTTTGGAAGACGGTGGATTCAAACGTTACGGCGCAGCCCTCGTAAGTCGCACTGACACAGCCCATAGCCCGCCCCGTGCGGGCTTTCTTAATTCTGGAGTCCTCAAAATGCCCCAAGCATCAACCCCTGTGGTCGAACACCGCAGCATGCCCCTGCAGACCCGTAGCGTGCCTGTCGTCTCCGTCAACGAGCAGGCCCGCACCTTTGAGTTCGTCTGGACGTCCGGCGCGCGCGTTAAGCGTTTCGACTGGAACACCTGGTCGTACTACCTCGAAGAGCTTTCGCTCGACCCTGCACACGTTCGTCTCGATCGCCTCAAAAGCGGCGCGCCGTTGCTCAACTCGCACCAGCAGTGGGATCTGTCCAGCGTGCTCGGTGTGCATGAAGACGCCTGGCTGGATGGGGCTGAAGGCAGGGCCGTGGCTCGCTTCTCCGATCGCGACGATGAGGTCAACGCCTACTGGCGGGACGTCGTCAACAAGATCATCCGCAACACCAGCGTCGGCTACATCGTCCACCGCTACATGAAGCTTGACCCCGAGGTCGAGGGCGGCCTGCCAATCTGGCAAGCGATCGACTGGGAGCCCTGCGAGAACTCGCTCGTTCCCATCGGCGCCGACCCGCTTGCCGGCGTGCGCACGCTCGGTGCGGGCGATCGCCCTGACACCGAGCAGCTGGGCCGTCAGGCCGCGCAGCTCGTCGGCGGTCGCAGCTTCCCCTGCGAGTTTGTCACCCGCGCGCTGCCCGCGCCAGGTGCATCCGAAGTTTCCCCCAACCCAGCAGCAGCCGCTGTTGTTCCACCCACTCCACAGGAGCGTTCCATGCCTCAAGCAAATCAAGACCCAGCGGCTACACCCGTCGCTGCCCCTGCCGCCACTCCGGTGTCGGCCCCCGCTGCTCGCAGCGAAGCCGACATCCTCGCCGGTGAACGCGAGCGTCAAAACCAGATTCGCGGCGCCGTCGCCGCATTCCGTCGCACTGCGCACGGCGATCTGGTGACAGATGCCGATGTGACCGGCATGCTCGAGCGCGGCCTCACGCTCGACCAAGCGCGCTCTGAGATGTTCGCCCGCCTGGAGACCGGCAGCAACAACACCGGCCCCACCCGCAGCGCGGCCGGCCTGCGTACCGAGCAAGACGAGCAAGAGCAGCGCCGCATCGACATGGGCGCGGCTGTTGCCCACCGTGCCAATCCAAACGCCAACGCGCTGCCTGAAACCGCCCGCCGCTTCCGGGGCATGACGCTGTTCGAGCTGGCCCGCCGCAGCCTCGAACTGCAAGGCCAGAACACCGAAGGCCTGGGCCGCAATGAGATCGTCAGCCTCGCCATGGGCAACTCCGACGCCTACGGTTTCCGCTCCCTGCACGGCACCAGTGACTTCTCGATCGCGCTGGCCAGCACCGTCAACCGCACTTTGCGCCAAAGCTACCAAAGTGCCCCGCAGACCTTCAAGCAGTGGGCCCGCCGTGGCACGCTGAGCGACTTCCGCGCCGCGACCCGCGTGGCTGTGGCCGGCAACTTGACGCTGGAGAAGGTCAACGAATTCGGCGAGTTCAAGCGCGGCAAGATGGTTGACTCGGGCGAAACCATCCAGCTCGGCACTTACGGCAAGGTGGTCGGCGTCACCCGCCAAGCGGTTATCAATGATGACCTCGACTTCCTCTCCCGCCTGCCGGCCATGTACGGCCGCGCAGCCGCTGACTTCGAGTCGGACATGGTCTATGCCATCTTGAAGAACAACGCCGCGATGAGCGACACCGTCGCGCTGTTCCACGCCACCCACGGCAATCTGGGCACGGCCGGCGTCATCGGCGAGGTCACACTCAACGAAGCCCGCAAGGCGATGCGTCTGCAAAAAGACCCATCCGGCAACGGCGCGCCGCTCAACCTGGTGGCCAAGTACGTGATCGTCGGCGCTACTCGCGAGACCGAAGCGCAGAAGAACTTCCAGGCCGTCGTCATCGCCACGAAGAGCGCCGACACCAACGTCTTCAACAACGCGTATGAAGTCATCGTCGAGCCCCGCCTCGATGCCAGCAACCCGCTGGAATGGTTCATGGCCGCCGATCCGGCACAGATCGACACCGTCGAGTACTCCTACCTCGACGGCGACGAAGGTCTCTACACCGAGCAGCGCATGGGCTTCGATGTCGACGGTATCGAAGTCAAGGCCCGCTTGGACTTCGCAACCAAGGCGATTGACCATCGCGGCCTGTTCAAGAACCCTGGCGTCTAAATAGACAGTTAGCAAAGCGCCATCGCAGCAAGGCCCGCCAGCACAAGCCTGGTGGGCCTGTTTGCATCCAGCTCCCAAACCATCCAATCGCAGGAACTCAACATCATGAAAAACTTCGTGCAACCGGGCAGCGTCATCACGGCGACCGCTCCCTACGCTCTGGCCTCCGGCGACGGCGCCTTGGTCGGCATCACGTTCGGCATCGCCAGCGGCGCCGCAGCCATCAGCACGCCTGTCGAGCTTCAGCTAGAAGGCGTGTACGACATCACCGCCCTGGGCACCGACGTGGTCGCTGCGCCAGCCATGGTCGCTGCCTACTGGGACAACACCAACAAGCGCATCACCACCACGGTGGGCGCCAACACCAAGGTCGGCGTCATCATCTTGCCCAAGGCCAACGGCGACACCACCGCCCGAGTTCGCCTCAACGGCGCGTTCTAACGTATCGCTCCTGGACCGTGGCCATGCGCTTTCCTACCGAGGTTTTGTTCAAAGCCTTCAAGGGCAGCGGCATGCTCGAGGCGGCTGTTTACCAGCCTGCGTCTGGCTCGCCGGTGCCCTTTGATGTGCAGTGGGTTCGGCCCGAGCAGCTCCTGCTCGGTGACCAGGTGCAAAGCACCGAGTACGAGATTGAGTTCGAGACCGCCTCGGTGCCACGCATTGCAAAAGGGGTGCCCATCCAAGTGGGCGCCACCCTCTATCGGGCGCGTGCCCCAGCGCAGACCCAGGGCGACGGCTACTTCAGCCGCTGCGCACTCGAAAAACCCTGACTGCCCCACAACAAGCCATGGCCACCTTTCACACCCAATTGCTGCAAGCCGTTGCCGCCACCCTGCAGTCGCTCGCCAGCGTGCCCGCAGCACGCGTCTACGTCGAGCTGGAAAGCCCGCTTGAACGCGAAGACTGCCCCGCCATCAGCATCACCCCCGGTGACGCCCGTTCCGAGTCCTTCGGCAGCGACGGCACTTGGGACATTCTCAAAGTGCGCCTGCAGTTCACCCTTGGCGTCATCACACGGGGCGACCCGCAAACCGCGCTGGCCGACCCCGTCATCGCCGAGGCCAACGCCGCGCTGATGGCCGACCCCTCGCTCGGCGGCCTGGCGCAGCGTTTGGCCTTCAGCGGCAGCCGGCCGCGCCGCGCCAACGCGGACGGCACGGCCGGCAGCTATGACTTGATGTACGAGGTCACCGTCCTCGTCAATGAGCGCACGCTGCAAATCTGGTCGCAGTAACTCTTCATTCACCCACACAACCCATCCACCCTAGGAGTCATCATCATGGCCGGTCGCGGACAAATTGCCTTCCACAGCGGCGCGCTCTTCATCAAGAGCAGCACCGCCAACTCCACCCCCATCCAAGTCGCTACGCTGCAAGAAACCAGCTTCGACTTCAAGGCTTCCAACAAAGAGCTCTTCGGAGAAAACTCCTTTGCCGAGGCCGTTGGCCGAGGCAACGTCAAGATCAGCGGCAAAGCCAAAACTGGCCGCTTCAACGGCCGGCTGATGAATGAGGTGTTTTTCAAGCAGCCCTCGGCCAACATCATTGCGCAGGCCAAGCTGCTGGCCTTGGACGAGCTGGGTACCGTAGCGGCGGCAGCGGTCACCGTCACCAACGGCGCCAACTTCGTTGAAGACCTGGGCGTGCAGAACAACAGCACCGGCGAGGCCTACACCCGCGTCGCATCGGCACCCGCTGCCAAGCAATACAGCGTCAACGAAACCACCGGCGTCTATACCTACAACGCCACGGAAAACACCAGCGTGTTGCGCCACAGCTACCTTTACAAGAGCATGGCGGCCGGTGCCAGCACGCTGCAGATCAACAACCAGCTGGCCGGCGAAGCGCCTACCTTCCGGGCTATCTTTAGCCAAAAGTTCCAGGGCCAGACCATGACGTTGATCCTCAACGCATTGGTAGCTGAATCGCTTGGTTTCGGCTTCAAGGCCGAAGACTTCGCCATGCCCGACTTCAGCTTTGGCGCTCAGGCCGACTCGCTGGGCTCGGTGGGTGAGCTGAGCATGACGGCGTTCTCGTGATGAGCAGCCCAGTCGCTACCCTCATCATTGCTGGCGTCAGCTGCCAGCTTTCGGCGCTGACCTTTGGCGCGCTTAAAAGCCAAGCCGCCAACATCAAGGGTCTGGCTCAAGGTGAGTTCACTCAGTCGGATCAGCTGTTCGACGCCATGACGGCCATCGTCCACGCCTCGGTGCTGCGCAAGCACCCCGAGGTGACGCTGGCCCAAGTCGAGGGCGAACTGGATTGGGAGCTGGCACAAGCGGCGGTGCGTGAAGTGCTGACGGCGTCGTTCCCGCAAGTGCCGGCGGGGGAGCCGGCGGCGGAGAGCCCATCTGGGAGTTCGACTGGGATGCCTGCATCCTCGATCTGATTGCGTTCACAGGCTGGACCTGGGACGAAGTCGAACACCAAATGGATCTGCACCGCCATGCCGCCTTTTTGCGGCACTGGCGGCGCTCTCCGCCGCTGCAGCACATGGTGCAGGCCTACCTTGAAATTGAACCTGCAGCTGACCCCGTTGGCAGCGCTGCGCCTTTGGCCCCTGAAGACGAGCAGGCCGCCATCAATGACTTCATCCGCAATTTTGCTGCCGCTGGCGGCAGCATCACCTGAAAGCTTCCCATGGCCGACCAAAAAGCCAAAGTAGAGATCATTGCCGACGCCTCCAAGGCCAGCCGCGAGTTTGATACTTTTGGCGCCAAGGTGACTGCCGTATCGGGCAGCATCAAGAGCACCATGGGTGGCATCCAGGGCGCTGCTCAATCGCTGCACGGGCAATTTATGGCTCTGAGCGCAGCGGTAGGTGCGGGCGCCTTCTTGGTCGGCGTGCGCCATCAAATCGACCTGATGGACGCTACTCGTAAGTCAGCGCAGGCGGCAGGCGTCTCGGCGCAGACCTTCAGTGAAATGGCCTATGCCGCCAAACTGGCAGACGTCGAATCTGATGTGCTTGCAAAAAGCATGGGCAAGCTGGCCAATCAGATCTACAAGGCTGCATCCGGCGACGCCGATATGAAGGCCTTGTTTGGTGACACCTTGAAGGTCAAGGTGCGCGAAGCCGGCGGGGCGATCCGCGAGACTGACAAAGTGCTGGAGGACATCGCCGGCCGCTTCGAGAGCATGGACGATGGCGCCAAGAAGATCGCGCTGTCCATCGCAATATTTGGTGAAAAAATGGGGCCGCGGCTGATCCCGTTCTTGAACCAAGGCAAGGGCGGCATCATCGAATTGCGCGAAGAGCTTAAGAAGCTCAAGGGCGAGCTGACCGACGACCAGGCTGCAGCCGCCGAGCAGTTCAACGACAACATGACGCGGGCCGGCGTCGCTGCAGAGCGCCTCAAGTTCCAGATCGCCAACGACGCCTTGCCGACGCTGGTGGAATACAGCAACTTCTTTGTCGAGGCGGCGAAGAATGTCGGCACGCTGGAGGCCGCCTGGCTGACCTTCGGCAAGGCCGTGGCCCGTATCACCGGGGCCGACGATCTGGGCCACGCCAAGAGCAGGTACGCCGACCTTGCGGCCGAAGCCACGCGCTTGAAGCTGATCATGATCGGCGTGCAGAACACGCTGGATCGGGACCCCGGCAATGCCGGCGCCTTGCGCTACATGACGACGCTGACGGCCAAGGTGCGTGAGCTGCAGAAAGCTGCTCTTGAAGCAAGCGCGGAGATTGCACGCATTGCGTCAGGCGCAGGCGAGGCAGGGGGTGGGCGCGGCTTTGTGAACCCCACTGCGGTGGGTAAGCGTAAGGGCGACCAAACGGGAGACCTCGACGTTACCCCCAAGGTCGACAACCGCATGGCCGCCTGGGAGGTCGCGCTAGCCAAGCAAAAGCTGACCTTTGAGCGCATGCAGGCGGCACAGGGCACCTTCCACCAGTTTTCAAAAGAGGAGGAGGCGGCTTATTGGAAGGCCATCCTCACCACGCTCAGCGCCGCTGACAAAGAACGTTACGCCGTTGAGAAGAAGTATCTCGACCTGAGCCTCGAGCTGGGCAAGGCTCGCTTCGAGGGCCAGCAAGCCGAGCTGCTCACCCGCATTGATGCGGCTAAGGGTAACTACGCCGAGCAAGAGGGCTTGGCTCAGATCTACAGCGACCGCATGCGCGACCACTACGGGGCCGACAGCAAGGAGTTTCAGGCCTCGCTGAAGATGCGCCAGGGCCTCTACCGCGCGCATATGGACTCTCTGCGCGAGCAAGACAATATCCGCAGCGAGCAGAGCGCAGAAGACCAGCTTGAGCAAGTCGGCGCGATGATGCGTGCGGCACAGTTGGAGCGCGACCTTGGCCTCATCACCCAGATGCAACTTTTGGACGTGCGCCGCAAGGGCTTGGAGCTCAGCCGCGCCATTGAGCTGGAAGCCAAGCAGGCCGAGATCAAGGCGATGGAAGGCAACCCCTTTCACGACGCTGTAGCGCTGGAGAAGCTCGAAGCTGAGCTGGCTGGTATCCGCCGCAAATATCGGGGCCTGACGGATCAGAACGAAAGTGACAAAAAGGTAGAGAAGGCTTCGCCTTTGGAAAGCATCCTGGGCGTGAGCGAGTCGGCCCTTGAGTCGGGGCTGACCAGCATGGTCACCCGCATGAAGATCACGCTCGGCGGCATCAAAGACGTGATGCGCTCGATCGGCACGGTGATGCTTCAGGAGCTGGTCACAAAGCCTATCGCTGCCTGGATCGTGGGCCAAGCGCGGATGGTGGCGATGACCTGGCTGTTCGGCGAGCAAAAGGTCGCCGCCGAAGCCGCTGCGGCCGGGCAGACTGTCGCAATTCAGGGGGCATCGACTCTTGAGGTCATCGGCATGAAAGCCTACGAGGCCGCCGCCAGCGCTTACGCGGCGATCGCCGGCATTCCTTACGTTGGCCCGGTGCTCGCACCAGTGGCTGCAGGCGTCGCATTAGCGGGCGTGATGGCCTTCGCCAAGTCCATGTTCAGCGCCGAGCAGGGCTTCGACATTCCCGGCGGCATCAACCCGGTGGTGCAAACGCATGCTCGCGAAATGATCCTCCCCGCCAAGCATGCCGACACCATGCGCGCGCTAGGTGACATCGTCGCCAGCGGCGGGCAGATCGGCAGCGGTGGCGGCAGTGGCCAGGTCGTACTCAAGGCCACACCGCTCAAAGGCAATTTTTTCATCGTTCACCGCGATGACATGGTCGCCGCCTTCAAATCCGCCAAGCGGGACTTCGCCCTATGAGCCAGCTCATCTTCCCCGCCAATTTGCCCGGCCGCACCTGGCCGCAATCCCGCACGGTGCTGGCCCCGCCCGTTGTCATCAAGACCACGCCTTCCCGGCGCGAGTTTCGGGCGCGCGACAGCACCGTGCCGCTCTACCTCTACAGCCTGCCGTTTTCGTTTCTGCGAATCGAAGCGGCCCGGCCTGACTGGCAGACGTTGATGGGCTTCTACAACCGGGTCGGCGGCACGTTCGATGACTGGCTGTTTGATGACCGCGACGACAACACTGCGACCGCGCAGCTCTTTGGTGTTGGCGATGGTGTCACGGTGACATTTCAGCTAGCGCGCACCTTGGGCGGGTTCCTGGAGCCCATCTATGGCCTCAACGGCGTGCCGGCTATCACCAAAGATGGCGTCGGCATCACGCCGCTCAATATCAGCCCGCTGGGGGCTGTGACCTTCGCCGCAGCCCCATCCGTTGGGGCGCTGCTCCGCTGGACCGGGGCATTTTATTGGCGCTGCCGCTTCACGAACGACTCGCTGGAATTCGCCAAAAGCTCAGCCAGCTTTTATGAGTGCAAGAAAGTTGAATTTATGACGGTGAAACCGCTATGAGAACGGCCCTGTGGGAAACCAGCGTCGGTGCTTTGGCTGCGCTACTCAACAGCGGTGCGCCGTTGAGCAAATGCGACCTCTACACCGTCACCTTAAGCAACGGCACGGTGCTGCGCTGGACTAACTCAGAGTCAGCCTTCCGGGCTAATTCGCAAGTCTGGGCTCTCGGCCCCGGCATCGAGCGCAGCCGTTGCAAATGGACCACCGGTATCGAGGTCGACACGCTCACGATAAAGCTGGTCACAGATACCGCGCGACCCAATCTCATCGCCGGCATGCCGCTGATAGCGTTTATCCGCGCAGGCGGCTTTGCTGGCGCCACGGTACAGCTCGATCGCTGCTTTTGGGGCGCGGGTGACGCCGGCCCTGTTGGCGCGTTGCTTTGGTTTGTCGGCCGCGTGGCCGATGTGCCCGAGATTGATCGTCGCAGCTGTACGCTCAGCATCAAGAGCGAGTTAAGTCGGCTCAATGTGGCGGTGCCGCGTGATGTATTTTCGGCACAGTGCGGCCGTACGGTGTACGACAGCGAGTGCGGCGTCAGCCGGGCTGCGTTCACATCCACTGGCGCGGCCACCTCGGTCAGTAGCCTGGGTCGCACCCAGTTCAGCACCGGCCTAGCTCAAGCTGCGGGCTTCTTCGACCTTGGTACAGTGACTTTCATTAGCGGGGCTAACGTAGGGATCAAACGCACTGTCAAGAGCCATGCGGCGGGCGGCACGCTGACTGTGCTATCGCCACTACCTGCTGCCGTGGCTTCGGGTGATTCTTTCAGTATCGTGCCTGGCTGCGATGGCCTGCAGGCCACTTGCACCGTCAAGTTCAATAATCTGGCGCGCTTCCGAGGTCAGCCCTACATTCCCCAAGCCGAGACCGTGGCATGAGCCCGACCGTGCGCGAGCAAATCGCCACCGAGGCGTTGACCTGGCTGGGTACGCCGTACCACCACCATGGCCGAATTAGGGGCGTGGGCGTGGACTGCGCACAGATCCTGCTGTCCATCTACGTTGATGCGCTGGGCTTGGCCCCGCCGCTCGATGTCGGGCAGTACAGCCCGCAATGGCATCTGCACCGCAGTGATGAGGTCTATCTAGCCTGGCTCGCCCAAGCCGGCGCGCGTGAGGTGCAGGAACCAGAGCTTGGTGATATCGCCATGTTCAAGTTCGGCCGCACCTTCAGCCATTCGGCTATCTGCGTGGGCAATGAGTTATGGCTGCATGCCTACGTGCGACTCGGCGTAGTTTCCAGCCGTTTGACCGAGGCCCCGCTTGAGGGTCGTGAAGTTCAATTCTGGAGTCTCTTGTAATGGCCGGCAGCAGCAATTCAATGGCATCAAGCCCTACTCGGGCCGAGGCCATGACGTTTCAAAGCTCGGTCGCCGGGGCCGTCATCCCCTGGTTGAGAGGCATGCATCGCGTCCCCGGAAATCTTGTTTGGTATGGGGACTTCGCGGCGATCGCGCATCAACAACAGCAGGGCGGCAAAGGCGGTGGCGGCAGCACATCGACCTCTTACACCTACACGTCCAGCTTGGTCATGATCGCCTCGCACGGCCCGATTGCGGACATCCCGACAGTCTGGAAAGGCAAGAGCAAGACCACCCGCGCGGCGCTCGGCTTGACCCTGCTCAACGGCGCCATAGGGCAGGCCACTTGGTCGGGTTTGAGTGGCAAAGGCGTTCAAGCAATCGGCTACAGCGGCCTGGCCGGAGTTGCTGTGGCGGCCTATGACTTGGGTGATAGCAGCAGTGTTGACAACCACTCCTTCGAGGTTCGCCACGCAAGCGCCTACACGACGGTTGCCAGCTCGCCCGATGTGGACCCGGTGGGTGCGGTTATCGACTTGTTGACCGACGTTCACCGAGGTGCTGGTATGCCCGCCGCGCTGCTGGGCGACTGGACCAACTGGAGCCAGAGCTGTGTGGCCAACGGCCTCTTGATGAGCCCGCTGCTGCTGACCCAAACCCCCGCGCACGAGGCCTTTGCATTAATCACCGAGTTGACCAATGCGGCAATCGTCTGGTCCGAGGGCAAGATCAAGGTCCGCAGCTATTTTGACCAGGCGGTGACTGGCAACGGCGTCACGTTCACACCCGATACCACGCCCGTCTACCAACTCGATGACAGCTGCTACATCAGCAGCGGCGAGGAGGCCCCGGTGCGCGTGTCGCTCAAGACAAGCGACGATCGTTTCAACTCGGTCACTGTCGAGTACAAGGATCGCAGCAACGGATACAACATCTCCACGGTGACGGCCAAGGACCTGACAGATATCACCGCCAATGGAGTTCGCCAGTTGCCAAGCAACATTACCGCCCACTGGATCTGCGATGCGTTCGTTGCCAGACTGGTGGCTGAGATCAAAAAGCAGCGTAGCCTGCTGGTGGTCGGCGAATACACGATTCGCCTGAGTTGGCACTATGCGTTGATCGAGTGCATGGACCTGCTAACGCTGTCTGATAGCGTGCTGCAGATGCTGGATGTGCCGGTGCTTGTCAAGTCCATCGTCGAGGAGTCCGACGAGGACCTAGTCATTGTTTGCGAGGACTACCCCGCCGGCTCAGCCAGCGCCCCGCGCTACCCGGCTCAAGTGCCGGCCGGCTTTGCTTCCGAGGCTCAGACCCCAGCGCCCAGCGTCACCGATGCGCTGATGTTCGAGGCCCCGGCCATGCTCGCCGCTGGCAACACCGGCCTGGAGGTCTGGTGCGCCGTCAATAGCCCCGGAAGCAACTGGGGCGGCGCGACGGTTTGGGTCAGCCTTGATGGCACCACCTACCGCGCCATTGGCCGCGTTGAAGGCGGCGCCCGCATGGGCACGGTGGCCAGCCCGATCAGCGGCGGCAACCTCGCGCTGAACGGGGTTGCTGGCCAGCTGATCAACGCCAGCGCGGCCGATGCTGCCGCGCTCACCACGCTCTGCCTGGTGGCCGGTACGCAGCCCGAATATCTGGCTTATCAAACGGCAAGCCTCACCGGTGCAGGCGCCTACACGCTCAGCGGCCTGGTGCGCGGTGCCTACAGCACGCTGGCGACGGCACATTCGGCCGGTGACCGTTTCGTGCGAATCGATGAGGCTATTGCCAAGGGTGGCGGCCTGGACCCGAGCTATATCGGCAAGACCATCTATTACAAATTCACCAGCTTCAACATTTACGGCGGGGCCGAGCAAAGCTTGGCAGAAGTCAGTGCGACGCCTTATGCCGTCACCGGCTTCTTTGCCAAAGCTGTGCCAGGCATCGCCGGCAAAGCGCTCAAGCTCAGCAGCACCGCGCTGACGATCCAATACCCCAAGGCGGGAGGCTTTACACCGTCGTCGATCGCGCTGACGGCTGAGCCTAAGGGCGGGCTTGTCGGCAATGTGACTTGGTCCGTCCAGTCCGGTACCGCCACGCTGGCTGGCAGTGGCGACACCCGAACGATTGACCCGTCAGGCATGCTCACTGACAGCGTGAAAGTGCGGGCCTCGGTGACCGATGCAGTCGGGACCTATTACGAAGAGCTGACGATCGTCAAAGTGAGGGAGGGCGCGGACGGCGCAAATGGGGCGGCCGGTGCGCAGGGTCCGCAGGGACCACAAGGGCCGGCAGGGGCGGCTGGAGCAGCAGGTGCGGCCGGGGCAAGTGCAAAGTGGGTCAAATCTACGGGCTGCAACTACAACGCCCAGTTGGCAGGCTTCGCTGGCTATGCCGCTTCCGCATCAAACGGTGCAATCCAAGAAACCGCAAGTCGCGGGCACACATTGTCAGTCTTCGATGTGGCGTCTGACGCATTCGTAGGGACACAGCAGTCTTTTGACACGCATCTTGGTAGCACTGTTGGACTTGTCGCGGCGCTCGCCGCAGTTCCTGCCGGTAAGCTGGTCGTGATTTTTTCTGCTGATTCCGGCACTGTTGATGCGCCTCTTCGAGCTGCATTGGTTGGCTTTGGCTCTGCCGATCCGACATTGTGGTTCGGATCTCGGGTTTCGCACGTCTTCATTGGCCAGCGCGGTTTGGCGCCGGGTGGGGCATACGAGCGCATCAGCACAGCAGCAGATGCTAGTGGTGTCATCAGTGTGCAGGCCTACTACACGGCCAGCGGCGTACTTTCAAATGGTGCAGCAGCGATAACCGGGACGCTAAGCAATGAGGCGGCCGTTTTCCCGGCTGATGCTGGGGGTAGCGTCATTAGCTACGCCGGTGGCAGCAGCACGCTGGCTATCTCGGTGGGCGGACTAGATGACTCTGCGAACTGGAGCTACACACATGCGGCTGGTCCGGGGGTGACAGTTAGCCGCAGTGGATCGACTGTCACGATCGATTCATTGTCAGCTGGACAGGAAGCCAGCTATGTGGACATCACTGCGACTAGGGCTGGTTTTGCAAGCATCACAAAGCGCTTCACTGTTGGCAAGGCTCGGCAGGGCGGTGGTTCATACACGCTGATCGCGCGTGGCACGGTAGTGAGTGGCAACACGATCAGCAAACCTTCGGGTGTAAACGCCTGGGATTGTGACGCTTACAGTGTTGAGTCGTATGTCGGCGGCGCCTTCGTGTCTGGGCGCTCTGGCAATCCGGGGGCAAGTCTGATGATCGCCCTCAATACCGACCCCCAAACTGACCAAAGTTACGGGTCACTCGATTACGCTTGGTATCTTGAAACTGGTGGTGTCAACTGCTACGTTTTTGAAAATGGGGGAAGCCAAGCGGGATCGCAGGGTAGCTACTCCACAAGCACTGTCTTTTCGGTGGTCTATGACAACGCCACAATTTCATATCTGAAGGATGGGGTGGTTGCCTATTCCCATGCGGTCGCAGCAAATCAGAGACTCTATTTCGATTCGTCGTTTGCTACACCGGGTGCAATTGCAACGAACATAGCGTTTGGCCCCAGCGGCAAGCGCGGCACAGATGGTGCGAATGGAGCTACTGGAGCGCAAGGCGCTCAAGGCGCTCAAGGCCCACAAGGTCCAACCGGAGCGAATGGCGCCAATGGTGCCAACGGCGCAACAGGCGCCCAAGGCCCGCGCGGAGCCACCCGCGCCAGCCGCGCAATCAGCTCAGCCGGGTGGAGTGACAGCGAAGCCAATGCCGCGCTTACTGCGATGGGCTACGCCGTCGGCACTAATTTTGATGAAGTAACGCTTTTTGTCAGCGGCGGCATTTGGGCACAAACCCGCTACTGGTACAGCGGCAGCTGGCTGACTCAATCGGCCGTGGTGGACGGCAATCTGCTTGTGCGCGGCAGCGTCGGGGCACTGGCGCTCAATGTTAATTCTCTGGATGCGATCACCGGCACGATTGGCACGCTGCAGTCCTCGACGAGCGGCCAGCGCAGCAAGCTCACCGACAGCGGCCTGCAGATCTACAACGGCAGCAATGTCGAAGTCATCACGCTGGGGATATTCTGAAATGGCAGACCCTGTCTTTATCGTGCGTAACGCAGTCGGCGCTGTGGTGATGGACAGCCGGGATGCTGTAGCTGGTGCCTGCGTTGATATGCTGGAAATAGCAGCGGGCGCCACGCCGACTTACACCTACCCTGAGTTTGTCGGCCGCTCTGCAATTGTTCTCGACGCCGGGTCTGGGTATGGCGACGGCATTGCAATTGACACGGCGCTTGGCTATCCGCGCCTGATTGCTGCCAGCCGGCTTTATCTGCGGTCCCTGGCCGTGATGGTGATTTGATGGCCGCGCCACGTTTCAGGGTATTCAACCCGGCTGGGGCGTTGGTAGTCGATCGCAACGCGCCTGGAGTCTATTTCCTTGGCCGAGCCACGCATATCAGCACGGTGCAGCCGTCTGGCGATGTCAATACGCTAAATGGCCGAAACGCCGGCGAATCGCTGTTTGAATTCACATCCGCGCTGCCCGTGATCCCGGCGATAGAGCTGAAAGACGGCTGCGTCGTCAGGATGAGTTCCAAGTACGGCATGAGCCGCAGCGGCAACACTTTGCAGATTCGCCTGTACTGCGGAACATCAACGCTTGACGCAAATGGTTTCGCCACGCAGGTGACGCCTGAGGTCTATATGTTTGGCCGCGTCGGTAGTGTTGGGGGCCTTGGTTTGCGCTTGCGTGATGACGCTGGCAATGTGACCCATGCCTACACCGACAGCGGGCCTCCACCGCTGTGGTGCAGAAGCCGCGTGAGCGAGTCCGGGGCATCGCTGGACTTGGGCTCTGCGCGGAGCATCGCGAGCTTCGGGAAGCCAGCCGCCTTGAGCTGGCCAAGGCATTCGCGCGTGAAGCACAACTGGACCAGCACGACGACCAGACGATCCGAGGAATGGGATTACGGATGGCGCTGGAGCAGTTCAGCGCCGTCAAGTCTCTATCTCGCGGAGGCCAAGTCAAGCCAATACCGCGACAACGAAGCCGGCCCACCGAAGGGCTCGGACAGTGATGTAGTAACGCTGCGCCCCAGCGACACACTAATCCTCAATGCCACCAACTTATAGGTGCTCGAAATGCCCATAGCAAAAACAGTCACCACGCCAAATGGCGTGCCCTGCAGCTACCACAAAGCCGTCAGCGGCGAGTTTGCATTCGCTGATGGCGTGGTCGTGATCCGCATCGGCAGTTGGTACGACAAGGCCACACACGATGCAGCGGCTGGCGTGGTTTGGGTCTGGCCGCAGACGCTGCCGATCGCACAAGCGGCGGACGTTGAGACCGCATTGATCAATAGCCCCACATCGGAATTTTTTGAAGGGACGCCCACATCATGATCCGCATTGTTCTGTTTGTTATTGCGCTTTTTGTTCTTGCAGTTGTGTCGGGCTGCGCGACAGGCCCCGTGCAAGGGCCGGATCGCCGCGCTGTTTGCACCAAGCCGTCTGTCTACCGCTGCGAGTTGATGAGCCGCGAGGGTATTGATCGGCTGTATGACCGACTGCCGGCACCGCGAGCGACTGGCCGCTAAATCATCACCAGTGCCCACTTCTGTGGGCTTTTTTACGTCTGCACGAGTACCAAAAATGCCTGAACCAGCATCAACTACAGCCGCCATCACGATCGCCGCGGCCTCGGTCGCCGTGCCCGCCATCACCGCCTTTGGTGTGCCACTTGGCCTTAGGGCTGATCTGTTGATTGCCGGCTTCGGAGGCGCGTTGGTCGCCATCATTTTGCTCAACACCGTGCCGTCCACGGGCGATACCTGGCGCGAATTGATCCGCGCCACCTTGCGGCGCATGTGCGTCGCTTGCGCATCGAGCCTTACAGCGGGCTACCTGGCGCCGCTGGCCTTGTTGGCTGCTGCACTGCCTGACTCCTTGCTGCTGGGCTGCGCATTTGCAGTGGGCGCGGGCGCACAAAAAGTGCTTCGCTTCACGATCAGTCGCTTCACCGGCAAGCCTTCAGCAACGCCGGAGGCCACGCCATGACCGCGCTGCTTCTCACCCTGCACTGGGTCGCCGGCCTGATCACGCTCGCCGAGGCCTTGAACAAGCTGGAGCGTACTGCGCCGCTGCGGCCAGGTTTGAGCCCGCGCGAGCGAGTTACCGACTGGCTCAAGGCATTGGCCTGGGCGCTGTTGGCCACTGGGGCTGCGGGCGCCTTGATATCCCCATTTATGCACTTGGAGCCGCCGACGCTCCCGGATGTCTGCATCTTGCTCGGCTTCGCGGTCTTGGTTGTCCGGACTCGCATCAAAGAGGGGTAACTCACCATGCAATTCTCAGTCTCCCAACTCATCTCCGGCGGCATCGCGCCGACACAGGCCCGGCTCTATCAAGAGCCGCTGGCTGCAGCCTGTCAGCGCTTTGACATCACCACACAGCCCCGCCTAGCGGCGTTCTTGGCGCAGTGCAATGTCGAATCCGGCGCATTCGTTCACGCCGAAGAAAACCTCTACTACAGCAGCCCCGAGCGCGTTCGCCAGATATTCCCTTCGGCCGTGCCCAGCCTCGGCGATGCCGCCCGCCTGGTGCGTAACCCGCAGGCGCTGGCCAACGTTGTTTACGCCGGCCGCAATGGCAATGGCGCGGCCAGCAGCGGCGACGGCTGGCGATATCGAGGCCGAGGCCTGATCCAGCTCACCGGCCGCGACAACTACGCCGATGCCGCCGAGTCCCTCCATCAGCCCTATCTTGACAACCCCGACCTCGTGGCAAGCCCCGAACATGCTGCGATGACGGCTGCCTGGTACTGGCATGTCCACAAACTCAACGTGCTGGCTGACGCGGGCCTGGTCGACGCCATCACCAAGGCGGTGAACGGCCGGGCCATGCTGCACCGCGACCTGCGGCGCCAGCTCACGGCCGACGCGGCGGCTGCGCTGCAGGCCTAGCCCCATGCTGACCTGGCCGCTTATGCCTTGGCGCTTGATCGCCGCCGGCACCTTGCTTGCTGTGGCGAGCGCTACGGCATGGCACACCAGCGCCCGCCTCGTACGCGGCGAGTGGGCCGCTGCCGATCTCGCCCGCGAGCGAGCAGCCACAACGCTGCATGCGCAAGAGGTGCGGCGCCAGTCGATGCAGGCAGAGGCGTACGAGGCCAGCCGTCAACAGATTCGTTTGCAACTCACAAAGGCCACCGATGATTTACACCTCGCACTCCAGCAGCCGCTTAACTGCAAGCCCGGCCAGGCGCTGGCTGACCTGCCTGTCCCTTCTGCTGTCCTTGACAGCCTGCGCAACGCCGGGGCCAGCCAGCCCAACGATTGACCCGCCCCCGGCCGGCCTGGCAGCGCCCTGTTGGGCCGGGCCGAACTATGGACAAGGGGAGGGCGTCACGCTGGGCGAGCTGCTGCTCGTCGTGGCGGCGCGCGAGGCGGCAGCGGCGGAATGCCGCGCCCGACTGGATCGGCTCGTCAAGGCGTGGCCGGTGCGTCCGCCGTGACTGCTGCCGGCCTGGCTGTGCAGCAAGTCAAAAAAACAGGGCGACCCTGCTGGATGCGCTAACACCCAGCAGGGCCATCACCCCCACAGAGTAAGCCTGTGAGAGCAACCAAGGCCCCGCTACCTCCCGGGAGGCGGGCCGAGTGTATCAACTTGGAAACTCACAATGGCAACACCCATCATTCCTTGGCTGGGCGGCAAACGCCGGCTCGCCGATCAGCTCATCCCGCGCTTCCCACCGCACAAATGCTACGTCGAGGTCTTCGCGGGCGGTGCGGCTCTCTACTTTCTGCGGCCGCAGGCCGAAGTTGAGGTCATCAACGATGTGAACGGCGACGTGGTCAACCTCTACCGCGTCGTCAAGCACCACCTTGAGGAGTTCGTGCGGCAGTTCAAATGGGCCTTGTCTAGTCGCGACATGTTCAAGTGGTTGCAAGAGACCCGCGTAGAAACGTTGACCGATCTGCAGCGTGCCGCTCGCTTTTTTTACCTTCAGCACCACTGCTTTGGCGGCAAGGTGCAAGGGCAGACCTGGGGCACGGCCACTACGGCCCCTCCGATCAATCTGCTGCGCATCGAAGAGCAACTCAGCGCCGCCCACTTGCGCCTGGCCAGCACTTACATCGAGAGACTGGATTGGCAAGAGTGCATGCGCCGCTATGACCGGGCGCACAGCTTCTTTTACTTGGACCCGCCGTACTGGGAGACCGAAGGCTACGGCGTGGAATTCCCGTTTGACCAGTACGTGGCCATGGCCGAGGTGATGCGCAAGCTGCAGGGCAAAGCCATGCTCAGCATCAACGACCATCCTGCGATCCGCGAGTGCTTCACCGGCTTCCACATGGAGTCGCTTGACATCAGCTACAGCGTGGGTGGTGGGGGCAATGCGGCGGCGCGCAAGGAGCTGGTGATCTGGAGCTGGGACCAGGCGGCTGAGCCGGCGGGCTTGTTTTGAATTTTTGGCGAGGCGGGGCTGGCTTCCAGGCACCAATGCCGGTTCGATTTAGTTAGCAGGAATTGGAGAGGTGTCATTAATTCGGAATCTTCAACCCTGCACAGCAGGTATGCTCCTGCAGAACAATCGGGGGGGAACATGGCCAAAGACCAGAACGAGAAATTGATAAGCGTTGCCGCATTGCATCTTGATTCCGAGAACCCGCGACACGATTCGATCGACAATGAACCTGAGATCATTGCAGCTCTCTACCGCAAGGGCGTGCCCAAGCTGGCGGCACACATTGCCGACAACGGACTGAGCCCGCTGGAACGTCTGGCTGTTATGAGGCACGAGAGGGTGAAAGGCCGTTTTGTTGCATTGGAGGGAAATCGTCGCGTCTGCGCATTGAAGCTCCTGCGAGACCCTAGCAAGGCTCCGAATGCGGCCGGGCGCCGGCTCTTCGAGAAACTGAAAGCTGAAGCGGTGGCCTTGCCCGAAAAAATTCGCGTCGTGACGTTTGATGATCGCGAGTCGGCTGACAAATGGCTCGCGGTAAAGCATGAAGGACCACAGGACGGCATCGGTACGGTTGACTGGGACACCGATGACAAAACCCGCTTTAACAAGAGAAGCGGAAGCAAGCCTAACCCAAACTTGCAAGCGTTGGAGCTTCGGGACTATGCCGTGGCACAAGGACTGGTTTCCAAGGATGAGGGCGAACAGATCAGCCTAACCACCTTGACTCGATACTTGTCCAACAAGCTGATGCGTGAAGTGCTCGGACTGATGAACGGAACTGACCGTACCATTGGCGTCGATCAGGGCGAGTTCGACCTCGTGCTTCAGCGGTTCTTGCGCGATTCCCTTCCTAACCCTGACCCAGACCAGTCGTCCCCTGTGAATTCGCGGACGCGTGTTTCGGAACGGGAGGGCTATGCCCGTCAACTTCGCACAGAGGGCGTGGCTCCCACCACGAGGCTGGATATGCCCCAGGTGGCAGCGCCGATAGAAGAGCCTATTCCACAGGACAAGCCGCCTGCTACACGGCGCAACGTACGCGACCAAGACAAGAGGCCGTATGTCATTCCTTCGGACTTCAAACTTACTCATCCTGACCCGGTGCTGAGTAGGCTGGTGAAGGAGCTGCGGCGGCTTAAGCCCGATGACTTCCCCTTCAGTTGCAACTACCTGAGTCGGGCAATTCTGGAGCGAGCGACCATTCTGTATGCCAACAAGAAGAACATTACTGTCGGGAAGTACCTGCACGCCGTCTTGGAGGCCTGCACGGCAAAGTTGGTCGAGGAAGGTAGCAAGGAGAGCGAGGTAAAGGCGTTGAATATAGCTGCCAAGCAAGAACATGCTGCAACGTCGATCCAGTCACTGGGCGCGGGCGTGCATGGCAGCGTCGTACCACTGGCTGGCGATCTAAAGAAGGGTTGGGAGAGTAAGCAAAAGGGGTTGAATTTGCTTATCGATGGCTCGCAATAGCGTAGCGCTGGCCAAGACCGTCGAACTGCGCTATCGTTCGGCCGGTTTTATCTGAATTTGCCCATGCCCGTAACTGATTCCCCGCTTCGCTACCCTGGTGGCAAGAGCCAACTCACGCCGTTTGTTGTGGAGTTGTTGCGCACCAATGAATTGTTCGACTGCACTTACGTGGAGCCGTTCGCCGGCGGTGCCGGCATTGCGTGGACCCTGTTGCTTTCTGGGTATGTGAGCGAGGTGTGGATCAATGACTTCGATCCGGCGATCTTTGCGTTCTGGCACGCGGTGCTGAACGAGACCGATGCGCTTTGCGAACGGATCGAGCGAATGCCGGTCAACATTGAAGAATGGCATCGTCAGCGTGCAGTTCAGGCACAGTCGGCCCCCTCGCTGCTAGACCTTGGATATTCAACATTTTTCCTGAACCGGACCAATCGTTCAGGGATTCTCAAGGGCGGGGTCATCGGCGGTCTTCGCCAAGATGGCAACTATTTGGTTGATTGCCGCTTTAATAAGCGCGATCTCATCGCAAAGATCCGACGCATCGCCTTGTATCGGGATCAGGTAACCCTTACCAGACTCGACGCGGAGCAATTCATACGCCGCAAGTTCAAGTCGTTGTCGGCACATGCACTCGTGAACGTGGACCCGCCCTACTACCGGCGAGGGCCAGAGCTGTATTGCAGCTTTTACAAACATGATGATCACGCAACGCTTGCGGCTGCTGTGCGAGGGATCAAGCAACCCTGGATGTTGACTTACGACGACACACCAGAGATCCGAGCGATGTACGGCGGCCTGCCGGCGCATAGCAAGGAATTACTTTACTCGGCTCAGGTTAAGCGCGCTGCCGTGGAGTTGCTGGTTTTGTCGCCAGCGCTTCAGTGGCCGACACAACCTGAACAGCGCGTGCGGCGAACGGCTTCGTTGAAGGCGGCTGAGCCGGCGGGGCTGTTTGCCGCTAGTGAACAGGTTGTCATCTAAGTGGGGCGTACCCACCACGCTTGCCGATACTGGATATCGCCATCGCGCTGTATCCCCACAATAAGCATCCCTCGCTCGTCGGCTCGGGTGACTTCCGCGTCTTGCAAGGGAGCAAGCAAAGGGGGCTCGCCCTTGCTGTAAGTGCGGCGCAGCGATGCCTCGCGCACGATCCGCTCGCCGTCTTGGCCTAGCGTCAGTGTCCAGTGTTCGATCACCAAGCAACCGGCGATCGCGCCCGCCAGGTCTTGTTTTGCTAGCTTGTGGCCCAGCCGGCGCAACTCAATGACTTCAACTCGCATGTCAGGATTTTGGCGGGTTCTTGGATCGGAGGGGGGTGCAGCTGTGACACGGTCTGCCCGGTCTGAGTTGCGGACGGCGGTTCAATTCCAAAAATGGGAATTGAATTCGCCGACATGTGGAGCAGAATGCGGCCATTCAAGGCTTCTAGCTACTTGGGACTAGCCGTCTTGATTGATTCGCACGTGATTCGCACGTACGGTGCAAAAATGGCGTATTTGCGCGGTTCGTCTAGGGTTCAATTCCCCCCGGCTCCACCAATTTAGCATCCCAGGGGATGCAAGAAAGTAGAAATGCCCAAGTAAATCAACGACTTGGGCATTTTTTTCGTCCAAAAATGTTCAAGGAGATGTGGGGGCATCTCTCGCCATTGGGGGCAACTTTGGGGGCAAGTCTAAAATTGGGGAAAACTGGCTTTGCAGTTGCCCCCAATTGAAGGATTTCTCCCATGGCAAACGACAAACTGAGCGACATGCAATTGCGCAAGGCGAAGCCTGGTGAAAAGCCCATAAAGCTGGCGGATGGGGGCGGGCTTTATCTCGAAGTGCAACCCTCTGGGTCCAAATATTGGCGTTTGAAATACCGCATCGCCGGCGTCGAAAAGCGGCTGAGCTTGGGGGTCTATCCGGCGATTGGCCTGAAGGAAGCCAGGAGCAAGGCCGAAGACGCGCGCAAGCTGGTTCGGGATGGCACGGACCCGAGTGAGCATCGACAGACCCTGAAGGCAGAAATCCTGAACAAGCGTGAGGTCGATCGACTGGCCGACGAGGGTTTGCCTCCGTTGGGGTCTTTTGAAAATGTTGCCAGAGACTGGCTCAAGACCGTTCATGAGGTGAAAGTCAGCCCTGGCCACGCGCAGCGAACGCAGATCCGGCTGGAGCAAGACGCCTTCCCATGGATTGGCAGGCGGCCGATAGGCGAGATTGAGGCGCCCGAGCTATTGTTGATGCTGCGCCGGATAGAAAGTCGCGGCGCTATCGAAACAGCCCATCGGGTCAAGGACGCCTGCGGCCAAGTCTTCCGGTATGGCGTAGCGACCGGCGCTTGCCAGCGTAACCCGGCGGCAGATCTGCGTGATGCGATGCGGCCAGTGCAGACGCGCCATCATGCGGCAATCACCGACCCCGTCCTGGTTAGCAAGCTTTTGTGCGATATCCGAGCCTACCAAGGCCATCCGGTGACTCGCACCGCCTTGGAGTTGTCTGCGCTGCTCTTGCTTCGGCCGGGAGAATTGCGCAATATGGAATGGGCTTGGGTTGATCTCCCTGCTGGCATGGTGACACTCCCACCCGAAGTGATGAAACGCAAGAAGGCAGACAAGGCAGACGGTCCGCCACATCTGGTGCCGCTGGCATCGCAGGCCGCTGATTTACTGTGTGAATTGCAGCGCCTTACCGGCGGAGGTCGCTATGTGTTTCCGGCTCTGACGACCAGTCAGCGCTGCATGAGCGAGAACACCGTGCGCAGTGCATTGCGGCGCTTAGGCTACGGCAATGACGACATGACGGCGCATGGATTCAGGGCAACGGCCAGAACAATGATCGCCGAACGTTTGAGTATTGAGCCTCAGGTCATTGAAGCGCAGTTGGCGCATGCCGTTCCAGACGCGCTTGGGCGGGCCTATAACCGCACGCAGTACCTAGAGCAGCGCAAAACCATGATGCAGGCTTGGGGCAATTATCTGGATCAACTCTGGGCTGGCGCGCAAGCAGGAAATCTGAGGGTTGTTTGA